TTTATAATTATGCCGGGGAACTCCCCGGCGTTGGTTATGCAATACGAATTAAATTAGCTTTTTTGAAACATCTGTATTCCTGCTTTTCTGTATCGAAATACGTTTGTACCGTGTCGGCGGGTTTCCGGGTTCCGGTTGTTGCCGGAATTGTTTCCGGGTTTGTGGTTCCGTATGCCTCACGCAATGAACCGTCTATTTTCTGAAAATAGAATTTTACTATTCGCTTTTTCATTTCGGCTTTTAGCTTCATGTTTAACCATGCACATTTTAAAGCCTCTGAAAGTTTGTAACCATTGCGTTTTACGAATTGCCACGCCAATTTGAAAATCTCACTTAATTTGTTTCTTTTTTTCTGAACTCATACGAATTTGTATTTGGTTCCGGGAACCCGCCCGGTCGGATATTATTTAACATAGAAACTTATCTTTATTCCTCTGCGCAGTTTGCAAACGGTTTTATCATCGGTGCCATTAAATGCACGGCGCAACATCTTATTAGCCTTTTCAACGACAATCAATTCAATCAATCCTTTAACGCCTACCAACTTGTTAACCTTTTTACCGTCAACAATACCGTTGATTTTAATGCGGAAATTGCGATTAATTTCTTTTGTTGTGTATAATAAACCGTTGTAAATTGTTGTTGCCATTTTGATTTTCTTTTAATTGTTCGGGGTAAACGTCCCGTCGTTGTTGTTTGACAATGCAAATATACAACCTTTATTTTAATTACCAAAAGAATTTCTTTTTATTTTATCGGAAAATGGCAAAAAAATTCTGTTTTTGGTTCAAAAGATAGTTATTTTGGTCGAATTTTCGATTTAAGCCACTTTCTTTGCTCAGATATATAATTTATCCACCGGAATAAAAAAAGCCCGCTACGGGGATAAAAATGGGCAAAACGAAAAAAGCCGGGGCAAACCCGGCTAATCCTTGAAAATAATCTCTAATTATGTGGTCAAATGTAATTCGATACAAAGATAGTTATTTTTCTATCTCTATATATTCAACCCCCATTATTTTTGTATGCGGGTTCCTGCTGATAACATCAATTTCCCGGTTCTTTATTTTCTTGGTTTTCCAAAGGAACCCCAAAAACCGTTTATATTGTACGGTTGCAGCAACTAAAATGCTGTCACGGTTTACAAATGTCCCGGTAAACTCCCCGTCCGGCGTCGTGCATCCTTTTAATGAAAACCACGGGTCGGAAATATCAACGCATTTCAGAACAATTGTTGTCGTATCTCCGGGCAAATATACAATGTTGTCCCGGACGGTTCCCCGCAATTTGGTTATTGTTTCCATTTGTGCCGTTGTAACGGCTTCCAACTCCCGGTTCTTTGTCTGCAACGTCTTTATCAACTCCGCATCGCTCGCCCGGTATTTTTCAAACTCTGACAATTTCAGCTCCAAAACCCCAACTTTTGCGGCGTTCAAACTATCTTTTGTTTGGTACCGGGAAACGTCCTGCAATAACGTTTCCGTGTTGGTTCTGTATTTGTCCCTTTCCCCGGTTAACTGATTAATCCGGGAACGTTGCACCCATATAGTGACAACGGCGGCAACCGCCAAAGCAATTGCCGCTATTATTAGATATTTTTTCATAAGATACGTTTTATTGTATTGTAATGTACTTTGGCGATACGCTCACGCCCTGCGTCCGTCATCATAAAACGGCAATCTTTCTCCGTGTCCATGAAAAAGTTTTCGGATAATACCGCCGGGCAAACCGTATGTTTCAGTATATAAAATTGGCTTTCTTTGTCCGGGTCGCCGTCTATATAATCGAAACGCATTTTCCAACCGTCCGGGGCAAACTCCTTTTCCGCTTCTTCGCAAAGAACGGTTGCGATTGCATCCGCTTTCGTTTGTCCTACGCTTGTGTAACATTCCCACCCGGTGCCGCCTCCGGCGTTCCCATGAACGCTAAACAAAACGGCATTATTGCCGCAATCTGCATGGATAACGTTTGCACGTCGGCAACGTTCCGGTAATGATACGTCGTTGTCCTCCGGTACCAAAATTTCAAACTTTATTCCCTCCGCTTTCAACATCGCCGCAATACGGCGTACAATGTCACGGTTAAACTCCCATTCAAACAATTGGGAACCGTCCCCCCAAATGGGGGAACGTTTCCCGGCACAATCCACGCCGTGACCTCCATCAAGAATTACAACTTTACTCATTTTCGTTTTCTCCTTTCTTTTTATTGTTTTTGTCGGGGTCGTCCCCAAATTCTTTTTCCAATCTGTCAATTATCGGTTGCAAATGCGACGACAAAGCCCTTGTAAACTCCAAACGGATAACATGGTAAATAATACGTAATGCCAAATTTCGGGGGTACGCAATAATCAGATTGCGGAACGCATTTTGCAAATACACATACATAAACACGTATGTTAGTGATTTTACCACGATAACCGCCGCATTTTCATCGCCGCAATTTTTCATTATTACAAAAATCGCCTCCACGATAAACAGATACAACAGAAATTCGCACAATGCGTTTTTAAACTTCCGGAACGAAAAGTTTTTGCATCGCACAATCGCCACACCGTCCGCCCTCATACCCGCCCAAATATTGAACGCAAACATTACTACTAACGCATAAACAAAACCCTTTGTCGGGGTTAAATACCCTAATAACGGGCTAACCGTGGAAATGGCGATTATACGCCATTGCTCCCAATTCATAATTCTTTCCATATATACTACATACTTAATGTTTTAATTTCCCCATCCGATATATACATTAATCTGAATTGATTTTCTATTGTAAATAAATCATCTACGTTATTTAACCATTGTATATTGTCGTTAATAATATCTTTATTGTTTTCTATACCTGCTATTACAACGTTTTTAAAATTAATATTAGAGAAATCTGTAACATTATCAGTATCTCTTGCAAACTTTTCAACTGCACCGCTTTTATGTTTACAAGCAAATGTACAATTACTGAAATAGAAATTAGAATTTCCATTCCAAAACGAAAATGTGGTTGCTAATTCATTAGTACCCTCATCTTCTCTTTCTTTATAAATCAATATAGATACATTGTCAAAAGTCAAATAACCATATTGTTTATTATATCCTACATCGTACATTAGATATACTCCTCCTTTTTCAGATATTACCTTTAAATGAGTATTTTTTAATTTCCCATTTTGGTTTTTTGTTGGCGGTGTTATAATCGGCGTTTTAGAAATTGGATTTAATGTTCCAAACACTCCATCAATTATTGTATTATTTCTACATACAGCTATTGACGCACAATTATTTAATGTTATGTTTTTTATGTATGTATTAGATATATTGGGAGAATCTGACGCATATAATAAGTTTTCTGCATAACAATTAATAACGTATGCCCTATTATATGTTACAACGGGAGTGGACGTATTAGTTCCATGCCCATCAAATAACTCGCCTCGTCTGCTTTGTCTTCGGTTTATAGCCTTACATCCAAAAATTATAATTTCCTCATAATACGTTTGGTCGTTCTTAGGCTGATAATGATAATGTTTACCAATACCCTCCAAAACATCTGTTTTGCAGTTCATAAACCAAGAACATTCATAATGGAATCCATGTCTTACAAAATTGTATAATTCTACATTTTCGTTAAATTTACACGGGTCAACTACATTAAAGCATATTGTTTGCCATATAAAGTTTCGCAAGTCGGTATCTTTTCCTGTAAACTTAACCAACTGCCCTACACTTCTTGTGATTTGAATCTTGTGATTATTTAGCGTTGCCTGGTCTGTTGCGTCAAATGATACTGCAAAGTATATATAATTTGTTCCAGGTTTCCATCCATTACTGAACCCATTGTTTAAGTAAGCATCGCACCACGCAGCGTCATCTACATTTTCATCAAGATACTTCATTGCTCCTTCTTTGGTTATTACGTCATAGTCGCTTGGATCATATCTTGTATATATCGTCCAGTCCCCACAGGCTTTCCCATCTACAAATACTTGTATTGCAGCTCTGTCACTTCCACTTGCGCCTTTGTTTTCCCATGCAATTCTATATATATTCTGATAACCAACTACTTTTTCTATATTTGTAGAATTTATTACATCGATAAGGTTGTATGAAGTTGGTTTTTCTCTTGTAGGGTCACCATAACAATCAATGATAATGCCATTTTTTTCAATAGTTTCTTCGGCAATAAATACACTACCTCTTTTTATTAATAGAGTGTCACCATCTATAAGTATTTCATTTGCTTTTGTAAGAGTTTTTACAGCTGTATCTTGAGACAATCCATTATCATCATCGTTACCTCCAACTGTATCAACATATACAATCTTACTTGCAGAAGTCATATACTTATTATGGGCAATAGCTCTTTCTCCATAGAATTTTCCACACACCTCATCAATTAGATGTTCATCTATATCTGTGTTGAATGGTTTTATATTTTTAATTTTAGTAAATTCTTCTTTTGTAGCAAATCTAAATTTTTTTCTTATAATCTTGGCTGTTGCCCCTTGATATACGTTTGTTCCAAGTTTAACCTCTGTAATTCCTTTGGGTACAATATATGTACCGCTCGTTAAAGACGCAATTCCAGCAACTGAATCAGACTGAGAATACGCCCCATTTTTCCACGCGCCAATCATACAGAAATTACTTGCTTCTGATAAGGTATATTCAATTCTATCCCCTTCAAATACTGATATCTTTTCTGTTACATAATGACCATTACCAGCGTTACTACCGTTTGAATAGGCAATACCATTACCAGATGAATTGTTGATAATTATATTCTCCTCCTCATAAGAATATAACACTCCGTCTATCTGTGCAATACTTTCTGTTAGTTCTTTTTTCCCATTTTTATTTTCTTCCTTATAAGCCTCAAACTCAACTTTATTAATAAAATTATCTACATAATTAATAATTTTTGCGTTTGCGCTTTGTAAAGTTTCTTGCCTTGTTTGAACAATTGCAAATTTTACATTTTTGTTTGTATTTACATATATTCCCTCTTTAAAGTTTCCGTAACCACTATACACGCCCGTTGCTCCAACAATTTGATTTTCTAAAATTCTTCGTTTTTCAGAATCGAATAATGCTAAAATGCAAAAATTTTGCCATCCGTCAAGTTTGTACTCTATTTTATCCCCATAGTTTATTGGTAAAAAATCAGATTTTACCCAACCATGGGCCGCTGTACTTCCTGCCGCTGTGTATCCTGCACCATTATCATCAATAGTTACATCTGATACAATTTCATTTTTTATTGTATTTAAAATTGTATTTATTAATATTTCCAATTCCTCCATTTTTTCAAATGAGGCAATTCCGGTTTCTTCTTTTTCCCAAATCCCATTTTTGTTTACAAAAAAAACAATCTCTTTTTGCAATTTTATTCCACTGAAATTGGAATATGTTCCACTTTCATACGCAATATAGAATATATTTTGGTCTGGCGTTCCCGGTATTGTATCCGGCTTCGCAAATCCTGCAAATGTTGCATTACTCCCTATATTGCTAACCATCGACAACAACGCTGATTGCAACACATCCCCCGTGATTTCTTGCCTGCCGTTTGCTTTGATAACGGCGGCAATTGCTGCTTTTAATTGTTCATAATTTCCCATAATTTGATAATTTAATTGTTTTTGAAATCATTATTGAAATCTTCGTTAAAATCTCCTTTGTTTGCTATTATATAGCCACGTCCTATTTTCTTCACGACGGTATTTGTTTTAAACTCAATTTCCACGCTCGCCAAATCCCCCTGCGTTTGCCATTTCGGGGTAATTAAAAACGTGTCGCAATCGTATTCCCTGCCGTATTTATCCGTTATATGAATGTAATCAGCCATACGGATAAAACGCATAACGTCGCAAAGGAACTCCGGTGCCAATATCGTACATTTAAACGTTTTGACTGATATTTGTTTTTCCGGAAAAAAATACCCGTCCCGTTCTTCGCCGTCCTCTTCAAATTCATAATCCGGTTTTCCCAACTCTGTACAAAGGTACAACGTATTTTTGAAATCCGGGTTTTTATATACTATTTGCCCGGCGTTAAATACCAAATTTTCAATATCCCACCATTGTATTTTTAAGTAACCGGAAACATCTTGTACGACCGTGAACATTTCAGAATACCACGTTTGCACGCCATCCGATAACGTCATATAATATATTCCGTCCAACTGATTTAATGGCATGGGTAATATTGACGGGTACAATATAACATCATAACCCAACGTTTGAAACCGGACAATCTGCAATCCGGTTTCTTTCATATACGTTGTTATGTTTGCAACTTGTTTTCCGGTCTTTTCATACAATACCACTGACGTAACATTGTTTGACCGTGTGTTTCTCATTATCTGAAACGGTAACAATCTATCAGCCGGGGCAAATAACGGGTAAATTGCGCCGTATGCGTAACTTTTTCTGTGGTTCTGTTCATTTATTGACGTGTACCACGGTAAAACACTTATGTTGTTATTCTGTATCATATTTCAACGTTGCTTTAATATTTCGACTACACAAATTTACCGAAAGTTTATCAACTTGACCGTTACCGATATATGTTTTAACTAACTGCATCGGGTTTGGGTCTGTGGTTCCTGCCGGGAAATTCAATGTTTGTTTCTTTTTACGTTCCAATCCTCCCAAAGCATAATATTGGGAATTATTTATTTTGAAATTCCGTGCGGGCATATCATAAACCCAATATGTCGGTTGTATATTGATAAACGATAAATATCCATTTTGCAAAAAATATTCTACGCCATCAACGGTTTGTCTTGTAAACGGCAATTCCAATTGTCCACCTCCGGACGGCATAACCGCCGCAAACAATGCGAATCCATCCAAACTAATTGCACCGGGGTTTAACAACATCAAATCAATATCGGACGTAAAATTGGAAATATTTATTTCTTCTATCTTTCCGGCTGTTACATATTTGGACGTAATTTCTATTGGTAAACCCTCAAATGGTGTTGTTACATCATCCATCCACTCAAATTGATAACGTTCCGGCATTTCTACTTTGTCAAATGAATATTCAGACGTTGCAAAAGCTAATTTTTTGCCGTTCCTAACGTTTCCTAATTGTGTTAAATCATAATCAATAATCGGGTTATATCCATACGAACCGCCATTTCTAAACCAACTTACCTGTTCAATTTTAAATTTTCCGTCCTCAATATACCAATAACATTTGTAAATATCCCGTAACATCGTCATAATCTGTTGTAATGTAATCGGGGCTTTTTGCGCCGGGGTTTTATATTCGCCATTAATGATATTACTTTTCTGACTTATTAGCAACTTAAATGACTGCCCGGAAATAGGATTGTTTGTGTTATAAAGAAATTGGCTGTATTCCGGCGTCGCTTCATGCGTTATTCCGGGCGCAAATTCTTTTAATAGCACATTGATACATGACGACAATGTAAACGCATCATGCAAAGTATATGCTTTTCGGGCTTTTTCCTCTAATATCCAATCCATCAGATAAAACCCAAACCATAACGACGCATAACGCCACGTTGACCGGGCGATTGGATAAAACGTTTGTCCATATATGGAATAAGGCGGCTCAAAATACTTTCCAATGTCGGCTAATCCCCACTCGGTCGGCGTATCTGAAAAATTATTAGATATAAATGCCACGTCGATTGCGTAACCAATTGCCCGGCGGTAATTTCTATTATTATCTACAATATCATCGGACGACAACGGGTATGTTTCTAAATCGTCTATTTTATCAACATCAACCAAATATCGGGCGTATATATTATAACTTTTCATATCGGCGTGCATCGTACCCGTTGCTCCGGAACCCTCAACGGCGGTTAAATCAAATTCCAACATATCAAAAGGATCTTGCGTTATCTTTGTATACCGGAACATTGCCACATCATCAGAACGGCGGCGTATCTCAACACCTGCTAGCCCAAAAGGTAGCCCACCCGCAACTCGTTTTTGTGCAATATGGATATAATAATTTACATTAAATTCCGGGTATAAATCTCCCATAAATTCATCAGGACTTGCACCCGTCGACATCCGCCCAATATAAAGCCCGGATATTACCGCCGGGGAACCTTGCGACGTAATTTGTATTTCTTTCAAAATATTACATAGTGCAAAATGATAGGTTTGTATTAATGCGTTTTGGTCAGTCGTGGCGTTTGCGTCTTGTTCCCAATTCGTGCCGCCCAAAAAGCACGAAACAATACTATCTCCGGGAACGTATATTTGTATCAATGGGCGTTTTCTTATTGTAAGAAATTCGATTTGTGGGGCCAACTCAATTAAATTGTATTCCTTTTCCAATCCTGCCAAAACGTCGTTGTATTGGTCTATTGTTTCCGGCTGTACCGTAACCAATTTATCATCATCATTAAACGTACAATCCGTTTTCATAAACTTTGCTTTATAGTATTGATTGTATGTTTGTCCCCAATCATCGCTTTTTTCGATATATAGGAAAAATTCAGAATCAAACGGGGCGACATTGATAATATCGTAATCAGCACGGCCAAAGTTTATTTTACCGGATAATTTAGCCCGGTAAAACCTTTGATTTGTTTCCAACTCATAATCCAACGTTAAATCATCCTTATAATTGGGGCGGACGGTTTGTTTGGTTCCGTCCTCCCCTATCTGCAAAAAGAATCTATATTTTGGTGTCATAGTCTTTTTATTTTACGTTTCAAATTCTTGTAACTTTCAATCGTATTTCCGTCGCCATCCACGTAAACCCGTCGTCGGTTCTGTTCCTTAATTTCCCTTACATCATCCGACAAATTGCGTAAATCCGGGCTTTGTCCGGTAACGTTTAACGTCAAACCGTCGCCGTCTGAATAGGATTTTAAATACTTATGTGCAAAAGTACCATTGTTTAGCGAATTGATAACGTCCGGTATTATCTTTCTGAAACGGCGTGAACTTCGTTTATTTATCACGGCGAAAAATTCGCCTCCCTCGGCACGTCGGCGGGTTCCGTCCGGTTTCGTTCCTAAATCAATATCATTTCCGCTTTGGTGCGAACCGCCCTCCAAAAGTTCAACGGTACCGTCGCCGTATGTTTCCGTTCCTCCGGTTCCTCCGGTCTGTTTTGCCAATTGCGCCGCCTTGATTTTAGACGCTGCAAAACTCGCCCACATTACGGCAATTGCAGGTATTGCAAACGGGAAACCTAATTGCGACCATATCAACGCCGTTGCTGTTACCATGTTTCCGATTTGCTGCAATGTTTGTATTGCTGTCTGCTGTTTTTGCGCTTTCTGTTGTTCTTTCAACGCTTTTTCTTGGTTTTTCTTTGCCAAATCCAACTCCTTTTGCGCTTGTACAACATTATTGGCGTACCCGTTTGCCCTTGCTTCCAATTCTGCATCCAACGCCGATTGTGCGGCGGAAACCTCTTTATCCGCTTGCTCAACGGCTGCATCTGCTGCGGCAACACGTGCCGCCGTGAATGTATTTAACGCATCCAATGCGTATTGCATAGACGTATTAATTGCCTCTTTTTTGTCGTCGTCCAAATTAAGCCCAAACAAACCGTAAATGTCTGTTCCTCGTTCCTCCCCTTTGGATTGCTCAATTTCTTGGTCTATTTTTTTAATAGTGTTTTGAATTGTTTGTACCTCAACATCAGACAATTTATTGGCGGCTTGCTGATTTAATTCTAAAACCTTTTGCAAACGTTCCTTTTCTGCTTGCAAACGGAATTGAGTTTTCCGGGCTTCTGAATTTCTCAACAAATCAAACTCCGATTGTGCCAACGCTTGTTGTTGGTCGAATATCTGTAATTGCGCTTGCAAATATTCGTCCGCAATTCCGGCTCCCTTTGCGTCAAAACTTGCATTAATCGCCGCGGCGTCCTGCTGTTGCCCGGTCGGTTTCTGTTGGTTCTGTAATAATGCGGTTTGTCTTTCGTTTTCCAACAACTGCATCCGCAATTGTCTTTCCTGCTCGCTTCCCTCTTTGACTGCTTGCAAACGTAATTCAATGCTTTCTTTCTGTAACGCTAATTCCTGCAATTGTCGGTTTTGTTCGATTTTCAATAACGCCTCGGTTTGTTGCTGTTCCAACGCCGTAATTGTGGCGTTTATCGCTTGACGTCCGGTTTCGTTCAAATCCTTTTCGGTCTTCAATTGGTGTTGTAAATCCTCAATTTGGCGGGAATACTGATATTGCGTTTGTTGGCGACGCTTTGCCCATTCGTCGGTTTCCAACTGCAATTGTGCATCCTGCAATTTTCGGGTTGCTTTCAAATTCTTTTTATATGCTTCCTCTACCTTTTTTGCAGCCTTTTCCGCTTCTTTATCCTTTTTTGTCGTATCAATTTTTGGCGAATTTGTCGTTACGGGGCTATTCCCGATTTGTGCTTGCGTATCTCCAACAGATACCGGGATTGTTATCGGCTTTATTTTCTTTTGCATATCATCCAATCCCTCTTTGAAATTTTGGGTAATGTCCTTTACTTGTGCTTTTACCAAATTTCCGTATGCGGCTGCATAATCTGACAACCCCTTTTTAATGTCGTCAAAATCCAGCGTAAACGCTCCCTTTAATGCGGTTCCGGTTGCTTTGACAATATCAATAAAGAATCCAAACAAATTTCCTAACGTGTCAAATGTGGTTTTAAATCCGGCAACAATCCCATTCCAAATTGCACGTATCAAAACACTTTCATTGTATAACTCAATCAAGTAATTGACAACATCAATAACCCCTTTTATTATCGCCGTCAATCCTTGGTTAACAAAAACTTTTGCCTGCGTTGTCAACGTTTCAAAATTTCCTCCGGTTGCGTCAAACAACCCGGATAATGCGTTTTGCAACTCAATTTGGCTTTGCAATTGTTCCTCCTGCAATTGCGCCAAAACTCCGGCTTTCCCTTTTACTTCATCCATGTTTGTTGAAATATCTTTCAACGTGCGCAAATACTGCAATCCGGCGTCCTCTCCGGGCCCCCCGAATATATCTGCAATTGCAGCCCCGACCGTTGCCGCATTATCCGGCAATTCTGCCAATTTTGCGGAAACGTCTTGTATAACATCAAATGTCGTTTTGGTTCCGGTCTGCAAATCTTTTTGAACTTGTTCCGACGAAATACCAATACCATCCAAAGCCGCCGCCGTCGCCGTCGTCATTTCACGCAAACGCAAATTTGCCTCCTTAATTGCGTCAACGCCTTTGTCTGAAAAGATACCCATTTTGTTTGTTTGGGTAACAATTGCAACAAATTGGTCTGCTGATATTCCCGCCTCTTTGAAATATGCCGGGTATTCTTTCAACGTGTCTAAAAATTCCCCGTTCGCATCGCCTCCGGCTAAAAACCCATCCTTAACCAATTGCAATGCCTCATTTGCAGAAATACCAAATTGTTTTGATAATGCGTTTGTTGCAATCAATGTTTCCCGGAAATCTGCGTTGAATGAATCGGCGACGGCTTGCACCTCATTTCTAAACGCTTTCAAATCATCGCCACTTTTCCCGGTAAATTGTTTCGTCAATCTCGTTGCCTCAACTAACCCGGCGTTATAATCGTACCACCATTTAAACGCCGCACCCGCCGCCGCAATTCCGGCAATCGCCAAAAATACCGGGTTTGAAAGTAATCCCAACAAAGTTTTTCCCAATGCTTTTGCCCCGTCGCCAATAGCTGTAAAAACTGCTTTACTTTCAGCCCCGCCACGTCCTAACGCCAAAAGGCTTTCGCCAAATGCGCTATTTAAACCTAACGTTTCTTTTAATTTGTCGCCATACGCAATAATTGCGTCGGATGCCTCCGTATAATTTCCGACGTTCAATTGAAATTTCCCGGTTGCTTCCTGCAAACGTTTCATTTCTTCGTATATTTCTTTGGTCTGCGCAACTAATTTTCGCCCCTCCTCGGTGTTTTCCCGTTCGGCTTTAGTCATGTTGTTTAAATAAATCTTATTCAATGAATATTGCGCCGATAAACGGTTATAACTACCCTCGGCGGATTGATTTATTTTCACAATCAGTTTATTAATTTGGTTCGCTTCCTGCTGTGCCAATTTTAACTCGGCTAACTTTTTGGCGTTCTCGCTTTCTGCAAACGCCAAATCACGTTGCGCACGTGCCAAACGTTCCGCATCGTCTGCGGCTTTTTTGGTTGTCTTTCGCCCGTCCTCCGTTGCGCCGGAAACCTTTTTCAGAATCTCCGCCAATTGTATTGCCTCGGCTTTGATATTTTTCAGTGCATTTGTATAGGTGTCCGAAAGTTCATCCAATTGTTTTATCAAATCTGTAATCGAATTATCCGGGCTTATTAAATCCGAATATTTGATTGGGTTGTTATTATCTGCCATACGCCGATTGTTTAGTTATTTACGGGAAATTTCCCGTCTGTTGCATTTTCTTTTCTCAAATGTGTAATTATCGCCTAAAAATAAAAACGCCGGAAATCGCCTTATTTTGCCCTTTTTTGCTTGTTTGCTTTTTTGGCTTGTTCCTTGATATACTCAAATGCGTTGTAATATTCCAAAACGGTAAATTTCTTTGGGTCAACATGCAAATTTTGGGACAATATCAAACACATATTTTCAAATTGTCTGTCATGCCTAATTTCCACGCTTTCCGAACCGGTAAACGTCTGCGGGTTGAAATAGGTTATCAACTCCGCCGTAATGTCGTCAATCTCTTTTGCGTCCGCCTCGGTTGCCCGACCGTCTATTATTGTGCGTAATACAACAATCGTTCTTTGTTTCAATTTATCGTAATACTCTTTCAATGTCGCATCATCGAACAACCGGGGAAAATACAAACGCAATTCATCGTCTATTTTTTTTTTAACCGCTTCTAAATGGGCGGTTATCTCTGAATTTGCAACGTCTTTAAAAAGACTCATTGTTTGTTGCAATCCATCATCTGACAAATCATTTCGGGATTTACCATTTATTGATTTAACCAACACGGCAAAAGCCAAATGCCGGGGGGAAACCTCGGATTGAATGAAATATATGTTTTGGCGCATATTTTCCAACTCAACGGTTGCCATGTTTGGCGTTGGGCTGTTCAAATAACGTATTACCTTTTCAATATGTCGGTCAAAATCCGACAAATCGGAACCAACCCCAGCGTCAACCAAAAGCATTTTGTTATACTTGTGGAAACGCATAATTGGCAAATCCTCGATTGAATCATACAATTCAACGTTCATTCCTTTTATTTGTACATTCTTCATAATAAAACACGTGTTATCATTGTACTACAAAAGGGAACGCCCAAAAATGAGAGGTTCCCGGTAAATATCAACGCAAAGAAACAAATCAAAACGCAAGTCCACCACGACAAACAGAAATCGCAATTAAACATCTTTGAAAAGAAATCGTTCCCGTGAATCTGTACCCATTCAATGACGTCCCATTTGCGTAATAACGTCAGCACAAAAGCCGCTATTAATGCGACAACAATAATGTTATAAATAAAATGTTCCATATACTACAATTTACATGTTTCTCCAATACTCAATTCGCCCTCAAACCGGAATCCGCCGAACGGGTGCATTAAAAATTGGTTTTCTATTTCATCCAACGAAAAGCCCCTGTAAATGTTTTCCGCCAATTCGTACACTTTGTTTATTCTGTAACTTCCATTTCGCACCAAAAAACCGCCGTTCAAAACGTCCAATATTTGCCGCTTCAAATCCTCTTTGTTGCGTGTGCTTGCATCGTTGTATATCTTTCTGTAATCAAACCAAAAGATAATCGAAAACGCCGTTTTTATCCCAATATCAACGCCGGGTTCCCAACTTATGTTTTGCGGGTCGTCAACCCAAAAAAAACAGAAATTACCAATATTTGCATCCGGCGTTACTTCCATATAATCGTTATTGCCGGAATAAACATTTGGCGTATAATATCGCTTTTGGTTCCCGTTGTATTTAACAAGTCTTTCCGCCCTGCCAAATGCAAAATCCAACCACGGCAAATTATCAACCAATCCGTTTTGCATGTTTCCAATTATCCGGTCTAACAATTCCGGGTTGTCAATAACCGGGGCTTTTACATTATTTGCCATAAATTTGTTTTTTTGTTTCTGCCATTAAATCCGGGAAAATATATTTCCAAATCAATATTGAAATATTTTCGTCGGTTAAACCCAATATTTGACGACCGTATTTTATTATTAAATCCTCTGTTTTAAAGTCAGACGCTTTAATTTCAAATTGTTTGTCGCCAACCTCTAAATAAAAACTACTTTCAAAATCTCCCTCATCCCGTAACGTTACCCGGTTTGTCGGCTGTCCCTTAGCCTCTTTAATTGCGATTGTTACGGGGCTGTATGGTGCATAATCCGAAATTTCGACGCCCAAACGGTTAATACCTTGTTCAAACAATTGTTCCTCGGCGTTCAAATCAACTATATATGACTCATTGTCCCATATAATGTTTTGTATTATCCGCCCGGACGTCAAAGCCTCGTTGAAATCCGCAACCCTTTTTCGCAAATCGGTTATCCGTTTCATAAATACAACTTTTACATGAAATTATATACAACTTTCCCTTTGAATTATATAATTACACGGTTCTGTATCTTACCCCACGGTTATTGCAGGCTAAACAGATACGGTCTAACCCTTGCGTATCTATTTGCAACGCCTCATAAGACTTTTTAAGGTCGTAACCTAAACCGCCGGGACGAACGCCGGACGTGTTGCCGTCCAACTCATACAAAATATCCATCCGGGTTGCGTTTGATTGATTGCGGTTAACCCTTACGTTGGGGTTCATTGCCAACGTCCGCAATGCAATTGCAGCAACTTGTCTTTGTATTACCGTTTGGAAAATCTGCCTTTGGGAAATAATGAAATCCGTTAAATCGCATCCAATAGTAATTTCGCAATTCAGCCCGTAATTTTGGGTTCGTGTGTACATCGTGTATGCAATATCCCACAACTCCGGGTATTCTGCGAACGTTTCCGGCGCATTATACATAAACGGCGTTACTTGCAAATACTTTGTCAATTCTCGCCAAACCTCAACGGAACCCATGTTGCACGTTCCGCACGGCTCCCGGCTCCAATCCTTTGATACGTTAATTGCTTCCATTCCGGCGGGTAATTCGTCTTGATTGTAGCAAAGGAACCACGCCCCCCCGGCGTTGTTCTTGTCGCTTATATACGGCAAATAACAATCATTTAACGGGAACCACTGAAAACCGCCATTTGTAACGGTAAAATTCAAATCAAAAGTCTTTATTGGGTCTATCTGCGACGAATGAAACAAATACATTCTAACAACCCCGGTTCCCCCGGTCATTTGCAAACCTATCTTTTCAATTTTCGCCGTCACTCCCATTGCACGAACCGGGACAATTTCAAATCCTACCAACTTATGATTGTTTTGCAACGTCGCCCGTATGCGTCCGGCACCATCAAAGAACGTTTTTCGCTCCAACAAATTACGTGTTTCTTTGTCTAACTGCTTAATCTGTGTAAACGTCTGTATTGCGGTCGCAATTCCGTTTCGGGTCATTCTCTCCAAAAAGTCCGTCAACATATTATACGGTTTCCAATATGGGTTTCCGTAATCCTCCCGGCTGTAATCATTATTAAAATCGCTTGCCGTTGGTTCCTCTCCGGTGTTGTCAATTTTAGCAATCCAAACAATACCGTTATGGCTCACTTTCTGCCCGGCTTTGTACGGCAATATCATGTTCCATTCCGGGTATTGCAGCCCCCAATCATCCGGCATAATCGCCGCCATACTATCCAACGTCAAAAGCGGGTGCGCACCTTGAAAATACAACCCACTTTCCGTCTGCGTTAAATTGTCGTCTATCGCCTTTGCCGGGTCGTATGATTGCTCCCACCCGCACACATTTTTTAACGCTTCGCATATTTCATTTATTCTTATCATAAAAACGCCCATTTATTTCCCATATTAGGAATTAAGATTGCAATAAATAAGGGGGCGGGGATAACCACCCCGTCCCCTCGGTTAAATAATTCGTTATGCTCCGGCGTTATGCGCTCGCACCTCCGGCGGGAAATTCCCCGGCGTTGGTTACATATACAGGCATACCCAAAGGTACATTTTCCGCACGTGCTGCAATCTGCGCTTTGATAATCGGATTTGCAACGGTTGTTGGGTTGCTGTTGTAAGCAATTACAAACGCAACGTCTGCGCTAAATCCAAAATATTCTTTCACGTTGCACGTCATATCGGCACTCGCTTCGCCTGCTGTCTGTGACTGGTCGCCAACTGCTGTGTAATAGTGCGAACCAACGGGCAAATCAATGTACGGCAAACGTACAACGTCCCATTCGTGGAAATTCGCACGGGTGCGGTTCAACGCCTCACGGTCAACACGTGTTAAAACGCCAACGTTACCATCCTCTATGGCAAAGAATGTGCCGTTTTTGCTAGCTTCATTTACGACGTTGTTTGTATAATGGAACACTTTATTTTCGTATTCCATACGCTTGTTTACGTCGTTATAAATACCGTGCTGTGCCAATTTTTTAATAAGGCTGTCAATTCCGGCGTTACCTACGACGTGAACCAAACCCGGATAACAATTTGCACGCATAATCGGGTTAATATCGCCCATAATTTCGGTTGCCATCTGCGTTGGAACCTCAATAACGTTTGCAGCGAAATTGTAATTCAACTTGTCTTTCAATACTTGGGTTTTTCCTGCCTCCAACGCTGCAACGGCTGCTTGGTCTAACGAATTTGCAAACGCTCTGCAAACCTTTTCCATTTTGCGGTTGAAATCGTGGTCATACGAAATTTCGTTGTTCATATACAACGTTGGCACCATTGTAAAGCCGACGGAATATGTCGCCCAAACCACGGTATAAAGTGCGGACGTGTTTTCATCGTCCGGGATAACACACGTACGAACGTTGCTAACCGTAACGTCGCCATCGTAATTGATAACCGGAACTTGTACCGTATTTCCGATTGAGGCAAACGCACGTTCACGCAATTTCGGGGACAAAATGGAATTTCCGGCGTTGGTCTGTTCAATGAAAAAATCCAATGCGCCATACTCGCACGGGCGGGTCATATTACGGTCTAACTCCGGGTTTTCTACTCGCCAATTCTGTAATCTTGTTGCAACTAAACTC